AACTGGCTCCGCTGCCTCTCTGAGTTTTGCAGTTGCGTCTGTCAATTCAGACTGCGCTTTTCTGGAATCGATAATGGCGCTGTTTGCGTCTCTGTAATTTTCAGCGGATTCTTTGTACAGCCGATTTAGTGTGTTGGTGATCAATGACGCTCGTTCCTGCTCCGATGAACATTTTGCCAGCTGCTCATTAAAAGAATCCTCCGAAACACCCGCCCAGTTTAAAGCGTCTGCAAGAACGCCTGTAACCGTTCCAGTTTTGGCCGTTTCATTCGCGGCTTCCGTCAAGCCTTCAATCGGTAAGGAATCGCCGAATGCTCCCCAAACTCCGGCGCATATGTCTGTCCATTTTTCAAGGTCTTTTTGATTCGTTGTAAGTTTGGCAAGATGGTTGACTGCTTCTACGCTTCGATCTTCTTCGCCGAGAATCGAATAAAAATCCTTATACGTTTTCGTTGCGGCTTCTTGGGATATACCGGCTGTTTCAAATGCGGTTTGCAGTTTTCCCATGTCTTCCCGGTACTCTCGTGTTTCCTCGGCGATTTTATTAATAGCCGAAACGCCACCGGCAACTGCGCCAACTACGGCGCCAACGCCTGCCGCTGCGGCAGTGAAACCGGTTTTCAATCCACTCCCGACTTTGCTTAGTTTATCTGTTTTATCAGCGGCATCGCTTGCACTGTCACCCATTTCATCCAAAGAATCCGCCGCTTTTTCAACGGCAGAATCCATAGAATCCATAGCCGATTCATTCTTTTTGACCTGATTTCGCAGTTTGGTGAGATCCGTCTCCGTGTTATTTAAAACACGCTGCCATTTCTGCGTAGCTGTTGCGGATTCGCCGTATTCTCCTTTAGCATATTCCAGCGCTTTTTTAACCTCGGTCAGTTTCTTTTCCTGCTGGTCGATCTTCTTGTTCAGAATCTCGTTCTGCTTGGTGAGCGCTTCCTGGCTGTCCTCATTTCCTTCAAACTCGGCAGCAGTCTTTTTGAGTTCGGAATCCAATGTGCGCAGCGTTTCATTGATGCTGTTCAGTTGGTTTCTAAACTCTTTTTCCCCGCTGATCCCGATTTTCGGACCGATCGTATAATTTGCCATTGTTTCATTTCACCCCCGTCGGAAAAGAGTTTTCGACCTCGATTGCAAGATCGTTTGAAATTTGATAGATCGAAATCAAATCATAAAATTCAGAAAGGGGCATCACTGAAAACTCCTCATATGGAATCCGCAGCAGATACCCCCAGTATTCCAGCCAGATCAGCAGATCGTGGCTTTTTATGTTCGTTTTTTTTTAGAATTTTTCGGATTCGGCTGTATTTGAATGCTTCCGTTTTCAGAAGTTAAACACTTTATGATCGCATCATTCAGGGGCTTGATCTCGTCATCTTCCAAGATCAGCATGATATCCTGCGCAGATATGTTCTGCCAAACGCCGCGATCATCCACAGCATCATTCGGCCTTGTTCGAAACGTACTTTCAAACCGGTTTTTATAAGCCACGCCCTGAGAGATCAAGATCTCCGCCGTAACAGAGATGTAATCCACCATTTCCGAAAGCAATTCTAATTTCTGATCCTCTGTGAGCTCCTCAATATTGATTTTTGAAAACTCCATAAACGGCGCAATCACCTTTTTAATCTCTTTCAGTTGCTTCTTAGCGCCGAGAGAAAACACCATCGGGTAGAATTTTCCGCCGATTTTTCCGTAAAAAACCTTTTTCATTCGTTATCTTCCTCATTTGATACAACGCTCATTGCCTCAGCATCGGTAATGTTCATTTTAGCTTTCAGATAAGCGATCGCGTCTGATTCCGTTTCAAACCATGCGTCCATCATCCACGGATGCTTGTAGTTTGAATCACTTTGATCTGAACGGTAAATCGTACCTGTGATGCTCGGTGTCTGCCATTCCACGGTTTCGCCTTTGGTTGTTGCCGTATTTTCCGGCAGCGCAAAGCGAACTTTTGGCAGAAATACCGCTCTGTATTTGTCTACGTCGTCATTCTGGTGCAGTTCGATGATACCGAAGCCAAGATACGGATTCTTCATATCATCGTCATATACAAGCTCGGTTGCCTCCTTGCTTTCTCCATAAGAGAATGTTGCTTCTTTCAAGCCGAGAATCAGCTTGCTGACATCCTGCGTTAAATCGGATGTGCCGAGCGTGAGTTCGCCGCTCTGGAATGTGCCTGCTTCTGATTCTTTGATCTTGTTGTCAGCGTAGAGGTTATTCGCTTCGCTCGTAGTCCAGGAGGCGGTATATTCTACAGCCGCACCGGCAACGATTCCGTTTGAATATGTAACCGTGTTTTCGCTTGCGGCATAATTCGCAACGATCGGGATTGATAAACCTTTAATTGCCATTTTTTTACAACTCCTTTGAAATAATTTTATTGAAGTTTT